GATAACGGGAGGGTCGAACGCAACGCTGCGCGCCTTGCACAGCTCATGTAGCCAGAACCGGCTGGCCTTGTGCTTGAACACCCCCCATACGCCGCCGCCGAAGACAGACGACCCACGCTCGAACTGCCAAAGCCCACGCGCAGGGCCCTTTACGCCTGGACGGCCCTCAAGGATTTGATAACGGTGCACCAGCCGGCTTTCCTGCAAGCCGATAGCGTAGAGCATCACGCGCGCCTCATCCGAACGCATAGCGCTCGGAAGTAACGCAAGCGCTGGCTCAACTGCCGATGTGGCGGTGTATAGAAGGCGGTCTTTCATGCGGGGTTCCGTTACGGTAGTGGTAAACCTTGGTCGCGACGCCTGAACCGTACAGGAGCAGCCCGACGGCTACAAAGCCCTGCATCACGCTAACGTGGCGGGTGACAAATACCTGAGACGCTTGGTCTACGCTCCAGATTGCCAGTACCGCCATACCGAAACACTGCAACACGTTGTCTTGGAATCGCGGCGAGAACAGCCCAACCAACGTCAAACAGGCGATGAAGCAGAACATCAGGCCAAATACAACCCACATAGTTACTCTCCATCTTTCCGCGGGCCTAGCCCCAGCAGCTTGCGCAGCGCTTCGTGGAATAAACTGGCGAATTCCAGCTTCTCCCAAACCTCGAAGACCTTGGCGACGATCGCCATGCCTACAAGCCCAAGAATATACCCAGCGAACCCAGGGTCAAGCGCGTTCGCATACGTAACGAGCGTTGCTGTCCCGTAACGCGCAAAAACTGCGCCTGCCAGGAACATTCCGAGCTTGAGCTGCCACGGCCCCTTAAGGAACAGCAACGCCGTCAGCGAACCAAGCGCGCCCGGCAGCACCTTCGCCACTTCCGGATGGTTGAAGTTATCCAAACTCATGGGGACTCCAAACAAAACGCAAAACCATCACTGCGGCGAATAGACAGCGGCGCCGAAGAACGCTTGCGCGTTGCTGCTATACGTCCACGCTACCGTATTGCTACCGGCCGTCGGGCAGACCATCGACACGCCGCCGTTGTAATCTGCTGCACCTGCCACGGCAATGGCGGGCAAAGTGCCCGTGACAAGCACGGAATCCGACAACGCCATAAAGACGACGGCGAAGGCGTTGTCGGCCGGAGCAGTCACGTTTATGCTATGCCCTGCGCCGGCGTTGCCCCAGCTACCCGACAACCCGTGGGAACCCGAGAACGCGCCTACGTTAGACGCCTCCACCGCAACTGCGCTCCAAAGCGTATCCGTCCCCCAAGTGAACGTGAACGACGACGGCGAGCCCGTAAAGCCAGCGCGGGAGTAATACCTAAGTTGCTGGTAATAGTCGGGATGCGAGAGCGTTGCGTCCAACGCAAAGCCACTAGGAGGCGTAATCGCCATGTCGGGGTTGACCAGCAGTGCGATGATCACGCGACTAGCATTGCCGACGCCGAGCGGGAACGTAATCGTCGCACCAGTCCCGCTGTAGCCAGAGCTCTTAGAACTCTGCACCATCACAGGCACGCCGCCACCCCCGCCACCACCAGCTTTAGCGATGCCGTTGATTGCCGCAACGTTGGCGATCGAAACGCCGTTGACCGCAGCAATGTTTTCGACGAGCAGGCCGTTACGGCGGTTCCACGTCATTACGCGGCCCTCTCCAAGATCTCACCGGAGCCGATGTTCACGCGCAGGATCGCAGAAGTGAGGGCGTAGCCTATCTTCTGCACCCTGTCACCAGCAGCGGCAGGTGGGGTCTGCGTCAGTCCGCCCGCGGTCGTTGAGATATACACGTCACCGCCCGGCGTCCAGGACCACGCGTTATTTCTCACCACGCCGTCAGTCAGCACTGTCGCAGCCGCGTTAGCCGCCGCTGCGGCCACCGCCAGCCCGCGGCACGGGTACGTGCCCGTGCCGTTGGCATCAGCCAGCTGCCATGTGCCGTTTGACGCGAGGTACACCGCGTCCCACTGGGCCAACGCGACACCCGCGTTGAGCCCAGTAATCACAGTGCCCTCATACGTGTTGTTTGAAGACAACGCAGCGTTCAGCGTAATAGCGTTGCGGTACAGCGACCCCACCACGTCAAACGTGTTGGCCACGCCCTGCCGCTGGCTGATGAATACGATGCCGGGCCCAGGAGCACACTGAATCGTCGCAGTGCCGCCGTTGAGCGTAACGCCGCTACCAGGCGCAATCGTCGGCGCCGCCGCGCTCGCGGGCCACAAGACCACGCAAGACCGCCCGTTGAACGCCGCATCGACTGTCAGCGCATTCGACGTAGCATTGGTGACGACGATGACCCGCCCCTCATCGGCAGCGGTGATCGTCCGCGTACCACCAGACACAACGATGGTGTCAGGCGTCAAGTTCTGCTTGCCGTTCAGCGCAGTCTGCTGCGGGCCGCTGACCGGCTTATTGGCGTCCGAGGTGTTGTCGACGTTGTCGAGCGCCAGCGCCGCCTTAACTGCTGCGAGCGTCAACGCCTCCGGCACGCCGGTGCCGGGAGCAGTACGCCCGATAAGCGTCCCGCTCGCCAAGTTCGCCATCTTGGCCAAAGTAACCGCGCTGTCGTCGATCGTGATGACCGTGCCGTCACCACTCACGGTTACGTCACCGTAGTCACCATCGGCTAGCCCGCCTCCGCCACCTCCCCCGCTAGCGGCGATCGTCAGCGAACCATCACCCAACGTAAGCGTGACGTTTGCGCCAGCGACAAGAAACGTCGCGACTGCGTTCTGCACCGCCGTAGCGAAGTTCGAAATATCAGCCGCCGTATGACCATGCACGAGGTTCGCTTTGCCGTTCAAGGCCGCTTGCTGCGGGCCGCTGACGGGCTTGTTGGCGTCCGAGGTGTTGTCGACGTTGCCCAAACCGACATCGAACTTGTCAGCAATCTTGCTGGGCAGCGGGAACGGTCCGTTGATAGGCATAAGTCACCTCAGCGGGTCAAAACGGTGTTATCGCCCAGGGTAAGCACATCGCCGTCGGAGTTGACCAGCACAGTTCGGTCAGTCGTGCTGTACTGCGACAACCACAGCTTTCGCCATAGCGAACCAAACAGCGAACCGAATAGCGAACCAAACATGATTACCCCGCAAACTCAACTGCACCGGCGGCGGTGGTGACCGTCGCCCGCAACCAAGCCACCGGCGCCGTCAGCACGTCAGACGTGCGCGCGGTGACCGACCCAGACGGCCACGGCTCCCAAGTCGCGCTTGTGTCGGCTGGGTTATTGGGGTAAGTGGAAACCTCGATGTTAATGGTCCCGCCCGCGCCAGGAATGGCGGTCACAGTCAGCGGGTAAGGGTAAGCCCGCATATCAAGAATGAGCGGCGCGCCCACCGGCACGGCGAAGCGCTTGGATCGTACCGGGACATTGGCGACGAACGTGGTCATCGCGTTCTCCTACGTAAGTAAGTGCGTACTAAGCGCAAGTGTACCAAAGAAAAACGGGGACCGAAGTCCCCGTCTTGTTGGTTGGCTTAGGCGCCAGGAGAACCCCAAACACCGAGCGGATCGGACCAGCCGAACGAATAACGTTCGCGAGCCTTGTACCGCATGTTGCCGGTGTCGAAGTCGCCATCAGCCTTGGTCGTCATGGGCACACGCTGGAAGTACTTCAAGCCGTCGTCCACATCGGTCTTCAAGAACCACGCATTCGGGTCCGTGAAGAAGTTATTCACGGCGTAGCCGCCGGGAATAGCACCCATGTGCTCGATGGCGTTGATGTCGTTGTCCGACGTGCCGGTGCGCAGCTTGGTGTTCAGCAAGCGATCGGCCACAAACTGCAGGTCGGAGGGGACGAGCAACTTTTGCGGACGAGCGGCGATGAGCAGATTACGCTCATCAACCCACTTGCTGATCTGAATGATCGCCGCTTCCAGCGACGTCTCGTTCAGGTCCACCCCCACAGTCGGACGGTTGGCGTTAAAGCCGCCGCCCAGCAGCGGGTGTGCAGTCGAGAACAACGATACACCGTCACCACCCGGGAAGGCAGGGTCGAACCCGTTATTGAAGATGGCAGCACCCTTCAGGTTCTTGGTGTAGTTCATCGACCGCGCCATCGCTTTGGTGTAGCGAGCCGACAGAGACTCATAGAGGTTGTCCTCCATCGCCTCCTCGGTCACCGCAAACCCCATCGCAACGGTCTGGTGGGTGTAGCGAGCAGTCCACACCTCTTGCGCGGTGTCGTACTGAATCGCAGCGCCCTCAGCCTTGTTCGGGGCCTCACCGAAGCCGGAGAGCTTCGTTTCCTCCTCGAACGAGCGGTCGGACTTATTGATGTCGAAGCACATACGCCACTGCTCGGGGTACCGAGCGTAGGTAAGGCCGAACAGCTTGTGCAGTCCAGGAATAAGCTCCTTGAGCTGCTGAGCACGAGAGATAGCCATTTCTCAACTCCTTTCGTCAGGCGGCTTAGCTCGGACCCGCGCCCTTCTCGTAGGCGTGAACGCCAGGGCACCACCGCACAACGCAGTCGGTGAAGGCGTCACCCGCACGAGACGAGGGAGTCTCGAAAAAGTCCACGAGGCGCAGAGTCGAAGCGGCTGCAGCCAAACTGCCGTGGGTCAGCGCACACGAAGAACGCTTAGCCGCGGTACTGATGGACTGGGGGTTAGTGATGGTGGTGTTCAAGCCGATCTGGTTCCGGTTGACCGGGCCAGTTGCCTGAATCTTGTAGAGCTGATCGGGGTCGTCGTTGACGTACACCCGCACGTTCGTGTAGCCCGAGTTGATGGCATTAGCCGGCAGATAGGAATCCTGCAGCTCATACTTCAGCACGGGGTCGACAAACGAGAAGCCCACAATCACGCCGATGACGGGCGTAGTCGTCGCGGGAGTCGGCGACGTGGCAGGAACAGTCACTTCGCCGTTCGTGCCGAGGACCACGGGCGCGCCCACTGCCATAGCAGTAGCCACGTTCACGGTCATGCGGAACTCACGGGCAGAGCCGCCCTGATTCACGGAGCCGCCCTGCTTCTCAATCGGGATAAGCCCGTAAGGAGCAGCGGTAGCAGACATGTCAGTGTCCTTTCAAAAATCACTCATCCATCTCGCCAAACTCAGCTTCCTGACTGCGGCCGTTGCCAAACTTGACTTCCGCCTGAGAGCGCAAGGTGGGTTTCAGCATCGGCATGCGCGGGTCATTGATCTGCGCAAGGCGAGCAGCTTCTGCCTGAAGTTGGTTGCGGCCAATCGAGCGGTAATACTGATTGCGCTGCGCCACCATCTCCGTAGGCATACGACAGAGTACCAGCCCACCCACCATCACAATGTCCTTGTCCTGCCCCTCCGCGCGCTCGTGCACGTGAAGTTTCAGCTCCGGGTAGTCAGAGAGCTTGCACGGCTCCCAGCCTTCCCGCAGGGCCTTGTTAAAGTAGGTGTGATCCGGTTCGCCACGAAGGGCGTATCGAACCCATCGGTGGGCGTACCCAGCGACGGCGTGGGGCTCAGGAATGAGAGACGGCGGCGCCCACTGGCGATTACTCCGCACACCGTCCTCGCGGGTCGTCGAAGCCCGAGGAATGCGATTTTGCGACGGGGACTGAGACATAAAAATCTCCTTACGAGATGTTAGCACTTACTAGCAGCGAAGTGCAAGCGCTTATTTCTTGTTGTACAGGCGGTTGTATTCCGCCATGTACTCCTTCACGGGAATACCGAGTTTTTGCGCAAGCCGAACCATGCGCGCTGGCACTTGGACTTTATTGCCGGCAGTGGGTTTAGCCGCACGGTTAGCTGCACCGGCCACGGGCGGGCGGCTAGTGGCGGGTTTACCTGCGACGGTTTTGGGCTGCGCTTTACGGAAACGCTCAGGAAACCGCCGGCGCATTTCGGCGTTGATTTCGGCGTAGTATTCCTTGTGGTCGGCGATCGGGTCCAGCCCTTCTGCTTCCAGCCGCTTGGCGAATTCGATGGCATAGTTGCGCATCGCCACGTCGGCGGGACGGCGGCTGTTAAACCACGGGTTTTTAGCCATCCACGCCATAGCATACGGATCAGCCGGCGGGACTGACTCCGCCGCCGGCGCCTGGAGCCGGGCTTTGACCTGCTCGCTCAGCGCGTTCAGCGTAGCGTCAACCTGCGGGGCTACCGGGCGGTAGTTACTCAGCTGAGACAACTGGGCCGTCGCAGCGGCGACTTTCTCGTTCGCCTCGGCGATTTTGTCCGGCTCGCCTGACTCAAGCGCCTGCCGGTACTCAGCCCGCGCTTGAGCGAGCTGCGCGTTAGCCGCAGCGGTGGCTACTGCAACGTACTGCTTCTCGCCGTTAGCGATCAGCTCGCGCATCTGCATCAAGCGCTCTTGCTGCGCTTGAATGATGCGCACTGCCTCTTGGTTCTCAGCCTCGACGCGCATCGCGCGGCGCTCCAGCCCACGCACTTTGCGCGTGAACTGCCGGATACGCTGCTGCACGCCAGCCGAGTACGACTCCATCTCCTCCTCGGAGATGGACAAGTCGAAGTCCTCGTCCGGGCCGCCGTCGTCGCCTTCGTCGGCTACGACCTCAATGTCGTCCTCGGCAACGGCTTCAACATCGGGCTCGCCATCACTCTCGGCGGCGTCTTCGTCACCGTCGCCTTTCGCATCTTCGGCGGGCTTGCGCTGCGTAGCCGCGTCGTATTCGTCATCATCGACGACCTCAAAAAGCTCCTCCGGCGACGTGGCGGTGCGTTTGCCAGAATCAACGTCAGACTCGCCCGGCAAATCGCCCAACGGCGTGCCCTCGAACTCGTTGTCGGCAAACTCGAATTCCATCTCGTTCAGTTTCTTGCCCATGGCTTATTCCTCAAGCGCGGGTAAACCCGGCCAAATCCGTCACGACCATCTCAATATGGTCGTCGTTGATGATGCGCAGCTCGTGGTCCTTGTATTTGACGCGCGTGCCGGTAAACGCTCGCGTGATGATGTAGTCGCCGCGCTCGCACACAGGACCGTTAGGAAAGCGCGTTTTGTCAGCAAACGCGTCCGGGCCCCAATCGAGCACGCGGAGGATAACCGTAACGACTTCCTCCCGCTGCTCCGCGGTGCGCGGAATCTCAATCCCCAACTCCTTATACCGCTGAATATCAGGGTCAACCGTGTCGAGCTGGGGGACTTCGCAGAGGACTTTGAACGTTACCGGCTTGGCCGGGACTTGCAGTAGAGGTGCCATAGATTCTCCAAATGCGGCTTGCGAAACCGAGTGAAATGCGCAAGTGAGCACTTGCTCACGCGCGTTTTGTAGGAGAACCACTAGGCTTTGTCAAGTTCCAGAAGATTCGCCCTCGTTATCTTCGAAGGCAAAATCATCGTTTTCTGGTGCGTGGACTGCTGCCTCGACGATCCCCAAGGCCATATGCAGCCCAGCGTGTCGGCCGCACATGGCGATGTACTCCTCGTAGGGCCGCGGCGATGTCAGTGCGTCGGCCTGCAAGGTCTGCATCGCCTCCCGAATCTCGCGCATCACGAGGTGCAGCTTAGTCGTCATTCGCCGTCCTTAACGCGCTGCTGATTGCTACGGGCAGTCTGTAGCATGTCAGCGATGGACTTGATGAAGTCCAAGTCGATCTTGGCCTCTTTCGAATCCGCCTCGATGAGCAGGCGGGCGATGTCGATGAGCCTACGCCCGCGCTTGTCTTCCAGCTCAGCTTGCACGCGCAGCGTGTCGTTCTGCGTCTCTTGCATCTGCATCTGGAACACCGGGTCCTGAGCCTTCTTGAGCTGCTCCTCTTTCTGGTGCAGCCCAGCAAGCTGCTCGGCCGCGTCCGCGGCGATGCTGGAGAGCTTGGCCTCTTGCTCAGGCGGTAAGGGCTGGCCGGGCGGGGGCAGCGGCACGCCAAGCATACGCTCCATCTGCCGACGGTAGTTGAACGCCACGTGCTCGGCGATGTGCGCTTGGGCCGCGGCCATCAGCGCCTGAGCTTGGGGAGACTGACCGACGATTTCTTGGATTTTCGGGTCCTGCATCGCGGCCATATGCACGCGAAGATGCGCTTCGTGATCCTGCTCCATGAACGCCTTGATCGGCTTGCCAAGCAGCAGGTTCATGTTCTCGCTGATCGGGTCAAGCAGTTGTGCTTGCTCTTGGTTCTTGAGCAACTGCTCGAAATCCGGCTCGCCCATGAGCCCTAACGAGTAGCGCACGACGTTGGCGGTGTCAAACTCCTGCGGGAACTTGTCCACGAGCTGCATGACCACCTGCAGCTTCATGAGCTTGGCCCCTGCGCTAGCTTCGTTGGGGTTGCTCACCGGCACGAACTCAGCCGTGGAGAAGTCCGACCGCCGCAGCCCCGGCTCGTCCAGCGCGTCATCGCCGTCCGTGTCGTAGCTGTAGTCCGGCGCGCCGTCGCGCACGATCGCAGCGATCTGCTGGATCATGTGCGTAAACGCCGCGTGCAGCCGAATGTGCACCGCCGCCTGCGGCTCGATCTCGCGCTCCAGCACAGCGAGCACCGCGAACGACGCCGCGTTGTGCGGCATCTCCTCTAGGCGGGCGTTAGACACCGTAGCAAGCTGGGCCCCTTTGGCCTCCATCCCCTGCAACAGAGTCAGCAGGGTGTTGCTCGGCTCTCTGAAGTTGATCGGATAGATGTTGTCCGCGATCTTGCCAGACGCAACATCCACGTCGCGGAACTCGCCAGGGCGCAGCGGGGTGTTCTCATTGCGCGTACGCAGCCCGCGTGTCTTGAACCCGCCCTGCAAGTTAGCCAGCGTACCGGCGTTGATCAGGTCGCGCAGGATGGCCGTCACCCCCTCGGTCGTGTTACCGATCAGGTGCATCAAGCCAATGCCATACGGGCTCAGATGAGAGACGATGTACTGGAACTGCGTAATCGTCTGCAGGGGCTCGCGCGCCGGGTCGAACTCCTCCCAGTTGCGATACAGCGCCAGCATCTCGCCCGTCTCGGCGTCATACGTCAACAAGTAGGGCAGCGGGACGCCCGCCGGGTCGTCATACTGCGCCAGCTCGGGCGCATAGTCACTCAGCCGCAGGCGCAGCGCCACCTCATGCAGCACGTGGCGCTGGTCCTGCGTGCTGTCCATACCGCTGATCTCGTCCTTGGCCTCGCCAACGTCCACCGTATGCGGCGTAGTCGGCCCGGGGTCAGTCGGTGCGCGCTCGTGCAGTTCGGCATCGCTGATATAGACGCCCTGCGCCTGAGACTCTTTGATCTCGTAGCTGTGCCGGCGCAACACGTGGCACACGCGCGCTGCGTCTGTCACATCAGACGCATCGGGCGAGAGGATCAAATCCTCCGGGGAAACCGCCGCAACACGCGGCTGATTGGTCAGATCATCGCGCCAAGTCTTAACGAAGCCCGACCCCGACAGCCCGCAGACGAACAGCGCTTTCTCCAACTCGGTGCGGAAAAAGCGCTTCTTGGTCATGATGTTGTTCAGCTCGTTGACCGCACGTGCTGCGGCCTTGAGCTTGAACGGGGTGTGCGGACCAAGAATCTTCGCCTTGACCGGCCCAGACGCAGGGAACAAGGTCTTGATCGCCCGCGCCTGGAACGCCACGACCGCCTCGGCCAGCATAGGGTGCGTCGTGCTGGCTGCGCCGTCCCACGGCTCAGTGACCGTTTCGAACTTGAACCCCAGCAGATCAATGGCCTGCTTATACGTTTCCAACCACTCAGCACGGGCGTTGTCATCTGACTGTACGGCGGCAAGTACATCATTGACGACCGACCGCCGAACACTAGGACTCATCACCGCAGCGATGTTGTCCGTGTGCTTCAGGACGGGCACCAAATCGGGCTCATCGCTGTCGGGCAACTCATCGAGAAGCACCTCATCGTCGTCGCCCATGCCAGGCTCGTCCGGGACGATCTCGATGCCGTCCATGTCCGGATCAGGCAACGGCACGGCGTCGCCAAGCGCAGTGGTGTTCTCGATCATAATCGACGCTTAGATGTACTTTTTACGCACGGGCTTGAACGAGCGCTGCTCGACGGGCGCAGCACGCGAGGCGCGCTTAGGCGGCGGAGTCTTGACCGTCTTGGTCGTTTTGTCCACCGCAGGCGGTTTGGTCTTGGTCATGCCAACCAGACCGCCTGCCTTGTAGCCCTTGCCGGCCTTGACCGGCCCACCGCACTTGAGACCGAGCGCTGCTTGCGCGTCTACGTTGCGCCGGGTGTCCATACGTCTGCGGTTGGCGTTGTATGCTTCTTGTCCAGACTGCGGCACGGGGCGTTTGATGAACGCTTCGGGCGGAATCTCAGACAGCCCACCCCCGCCAGTACCTACGCGCGGAGGCGCTTTAGTCCCTGGAATGGGGTCAGTCGGGCGACGACGATCCATGATGTACCTCGCGGGTAGTGGGGAGATACTTCATGTTAGCACACACTAACGAAAAAGAAAGCCCCGCTGAGGATGGACCTGGGCGGGGCAAAGCTGCGAGGAGCAGCCAGTTGGAGACAATCACGAAGACCCTTCCGCGACAGAAGGCCACGCCATACTAGGTGACGCGCGGGCGGGTGTCAAGCCTCTGCGCGTATGGGGTTCGCGGGAAGGCTTCGTCGTGCATACGCACGGCCGCCTCGCACTCCGCGGCGACGCGCCGCCGCATAGCCTCAATAATCTGCCGCGGCATGCGCGCTGTCGGGTCGGGCTCGATCATGCGCGAGCAGATAGCAACGCGCAGCGCCACGAGGCTGGCGATGTCGGGTGCAGTCATTGACGGTTGCATACTACAACGCGCGGTGTCTGGTCGAACGCGCAGTATACCGACCGCCCCTCGATGAAGCTCAAGCGCGAGCACTGGCACGGCGCGCCGACCGCTGCGGTGCCGTCCTGTCGAGTAGACCGCACGCCGTCCGTGACGGGGTAGGCTGGGCGGGTTGAGCGCCCGGCGTTAGCTGCGACGGTGAACACAGGGTCAGCGGGTTTGTGCTGCGCGTGGTCCCAGTAAGCCTCGATGCGGAAGATGCGCAGCTCCTCAGTCAGCGGCCGGGCGTTAGCTGCCAGCAGAGCACGGGCGGCTCGGTCGAAGTCCTGCGCCGCGGATAGCTGGGCTGCGACCCGGTAGGCTTCAGCAGGCGGCATTGTGCCCGCCAGAATCTGCGGCCGCCAGTGCGTTACGCGGTCGCACCACCAGACGGCTGCGAGCATCCCATCGCGCTGCGAGACGTAGAAGGGCGTGCCCGTGCCCACCGGCCGGGGCCAGCAGTCAAACGCCTGGGCTGCGAGGGGAAACAGCAGGGGGATGGCCAGCAGAAGGCGTTTCATAGCAGGGTGAACAGAAAGACGAAGGTCACTACGCCGACCGGGAACAGCAAGTCGAGCTTGGCGTCGGTGCCCCACTCCCACACCTTGAAGGCTTCGAAGTCGCCTTTCCCCTTGGCCTGCTGCTGGGCGTGCTCTCGGCCGAGGAAGAATGCTGCACCAAAGCAAGCCCCGGCGAACCAGTCGCCGCTGATCAAGCCAATGACGACCTGCATGAGCAGTGCGTATGCGGCATGTTCAAAGTTCGTGCGGTTCATGTTTTGCTCCTATTGCCAGTCAAACGCGCCGTCTGGCGCTAATATACCCGCCGAAGCGGTACTCGTCATCATACTCGTCGTCCGGCTCGTCGTAGTCCTCCACCAGCTTGAGCGCGCCGAAGTTGCGGAAGTAGGTGAGCGCCATGACAAAGCAGTCGGTCAAGTCGTCGTTAGGCACCATCGGGAAGTTGGTGAGCTGATCCTTCAGCGGTTTTGCCCAAGCGCGCACGTCCGGGGACGGAATCCACACCAAGCCGTTCTGCACGATAGGCGCCACGGCATTAGCCCGGCTAACTTTGTCGTTAGGCGCAGCCTTCGTCCCGCGCTTGACCTGGTAGAGCTGCACGGGCAGGCCCATGAGCCGCATCTCTTGGAACAGCGACACGCCGCTGGCTTTGTCCTCGATGAGGATCACGTCAGGCTTCCACTTCTGATTCAGCTCGTACACCTGAGCCTTCAGGTCCGGGAACATCGCATCGCTCTCGATAGCGTCCAGCACGATGAGGTTCGTCTTGGGCCGGTCGTCCTGGTCGTCGTGGCTGCGCCCGCCGATCTCGCCGCGCTTGGCGCTGAAGATAGCGCTAACCATAATGCCCGTCGGGTCGGCGCGCTCCTTCTCGCCAAAGGCCGGGTCGATGGTAATGACGACTTCCTGGATGGACTTGGGCGGGTCCTCCTGCGGCCACTCCTTCAGCCAGTGCGGCAAGAACACCGTCGCCCCGCCGGCGGTGGGGTTCTGCTGGTACGTCGCCTCCCATTTCAGCGGGGGCATTTCTGCCCGCAGGGCGAATATCTCCTCGGGCTTCCAAAACTCCGGCCACAGCGTGCGCTCCGGGACGGACTCATCGTATATAGGCTGGCCGTTCTCGTCTTCGCCGATGACGGGCCGGGGCCAGATGGCCGGCAGGGTGATGATCTCCCACTCCTCCCGAGAACGGCTCATGATGAGCCCAGTCGGGTCGTTTGGCGCCCAGCGCGTGTTAACGACCACGATCGCCCCACCGGGCATCAGACGCTGGCGGGCCAGCAGGTACCAGTCGTATATACGCTCGAACACCTCCGGGCGGGTCTGCCCCTGCAGGGCGGTCTGGTCGTTCACCATGTCATCGACGATCAGCAGCCCGGCACCGCGCCCGGCGATGGCTCCGCCCACACCAGCAGCGAAGTACTTGGCCCCCATCGTCGTTTCCCACTCACCCGCAGCGGTGATGTCCCCGCGCAGCTGCACGTGCGGGAACAACTCGCGGTACTCGGGGGAGGCGAGCGTGTCGCGCACGAAACGCCCAAAGTTTTTCGACAAGTCCGCCGTGTGCGAGAGCGTCATGATCGGCGAACGCGGATTGTGGCCGAGGAAATACGAGGGGAATAACTCGCTGGAGTGCCGCGATTTTGAATGCCGAGGCGGCATACACACGATCAGCCGCTTGGTTTTGCCTTTGGCAACCTCGTCGAGCTTTTTGGTTAGCAACCGTAAATGCGTGCCATCAATATATTGGCCGCGCTGGATGTATTTGCAATACGCGTGAAAGTCGTTGCGCGCGGCATCCTGCTCAGCCAGCGTCTTGGCTCGCCGCAGGTACGGCAGCGCCTGCTTGAGCTTGTCCGGGCTGAGCCGGCTCAGTAAGTCTGGATTGGCTTCCAGGCGGGCTAGGAGGGAATTGAGCGTGCTCACGTGGTTTTTGCGGGTTCAGTCGTTTCGATGCCTCAACTGCGCTACGGTAGCGCGCCAAACGTTCATCGTCCATCTACTTCCCCAGTAACCGCTGGAGCTCTCTGGCGATCTCCGCGGCGTCCATATCGTCAACAGCCTTACTGCGCTTTTCCTCATACAACCCAATCGGCTTCATCCGCGCCAGCATGTCCAGCGCCTTTACTGCAACCTTCGGGTCCGGGTGACCAGAATACGCAAGCGTCATGCGCATAACGTATGCGCGCATCTCGTCGACCGCCATCGGGCTTTCTAGCCCGGCGTCAATCGCTTGAATTCGGTCGATGAAGTCGTGATAGACCTCCCGGCCCCACACGTAACTGTCCGCCTCGCGCTCCAGCAAGTTCTCGCGGCGGCTGGTAATTTCGTCGTGTACGGTAGCTTTACCCACTGCCGGGCGAGTCAAGTCCACGCCGCCAGCGGCATCGTCATCGGACGCGCTGGTGTCGCCGTACACCATCCGGCGCACGAGATCGGCATCAAGGCCGATAGGTAGGGGCGACTTGGACATAGCGCAACGAGCTTTCTCGCATCGCGGCGAGGTCAGACAACAGGTACCTGCGGTGGCCTCCGGCCGTGCGGCACCAGGGTTTTAGAACGCCCTGCTGGTCCCACAAGCGCAGCGTGCCGACAGATACCCCCAAAAACTTGGCAGCCTCAGCAATCGAAACGGGACGGTTGAACGGAGTCATGACGGTACGTAAGTAAGTGCATGCTAACACAGCTTAGCAGGTTTATGTAAGTGCGCATAGAGTCGAGCTAGGTTTTAGTAGGTTTGTTTGTAGATTTTGGTGAAATTGAGGGCTTGGACGGCTTAGGAGGGTTGGGGGCGCCGAGCAGGGCAAGAAGGTCGAGGAGGGCTGGGGGCGCCAAGAAGGCCAAGGAGGGCTGGGGGCGCCAAGAAGGTCAAGGAGGGCTGGGGGCGCCAAGGAGGTCAAGGAGGGCTGGGGGCGCCAAGGAGGTCAAGGAGGGCTGGGGGCGCCAAGGAGGTCGAGAAGGTCGAGAAGGCCAAGGAGGTCGAGAAGGTCAAGAAGGCCAAGGAGGTCGAGAAATGCTGAGAGAGCGTGGGAATTCGCTTACCTAAGCCCGCGCCCCCCTCGCCCCCCTAAACTTTTCCCCCCGGCCCCTGCCCCCTACCCCCTCAAAACCCACCCCGCCCACTACGTCACTTGCAGTAATCTAGACTCTTGTGTTATACTTTAGGCAATGGTCGGCATGGTGCTGGCCAGATATGTAAGGAAGTAAAGAAATGGAAACCACCAAGAAACCGCGCGGTCGCAAGACCGCGGCCGGTGTTGCGGGGGAAGTGTCCCCCACAATTCTTAGTGCTTGCAGAGCCGCTCTGGCTCTGCAAGCGGCCCGCGATGGCCTGAAGGGTGCGAAAGGTACGCTGAGTGCCCTTCGTCCCGAACTCGAACGTCTTGGCGTTACTGCCGAAGTGGTACGGGAAGCCCGTGCCATGTTTGGCGTAACTTTTTCGGCCCTTCATGGGATACCGTCGTCGAGCAAGTCTCGACAAAAACCGGCCAGCGGGCTGGCGCGCACCCTGGTGCGCGCCATGAGTGAGGCAGCAGGGATCGACCCTGCTGCCTACGCTAGCGCAGAAAACGCGACCCAGCGTAAGGCTTTGACGGCGCGAGCCGTCAAAGCCTTGCAGCGACTCTCGCCGCCCGTTCAACGGGCGACAAAACAAAAAGACATTTTTGAAGCGGCCCAGGCATGGGCGGAAAAGATGGCCAAGGAATTTACATCATTCAGACCTTCGAGTCTGAATGATCCTGCCTTCAAGCGATTCGTGAACGTCATCTTTGATGCACTCACCATCGAGTGAGTGCATCAAGCCCCCAGGGAATACCTGGGGGCTTTTGTTTTTCTATGCCCCGGGGGATTCCCGGGGCTTTTGTTTTTCTGCGCCCGCCTGGATCCACCTACACCCGCCTAGCCCGCCTGGATCCACCTACACCCACCTAGCCTGCCTGGATCCACCTACACCCGCCTGCACCCGCCTGCACCCGCCTACGCCCACCTGCACCCGCCTGGATCCACCTACACCCGCCTGCACCCGCCCAGCCCATGAAGTGATACCAGTTCCCCTGCCCGTCGACAGCACATGGTGCCCCAACCCGCCAGGGCCAGCGGCACCGACTGCGCACACTCCGACCCGCCAGACTGCGCAGGTTTGTGGGGGACGTGTCCCCCACAGCTGATGCCAGTTCCGCAGTCCGTCCACAGCACTTCGCGCCCCGTCACTGCACGCCGCTGAGTGACACTCCGCGGCACGCCGCTGAGTATCGGTGGCCCGTGGCCGCGCAACTTTCTGCCAGGCATAGTAGCTGAGCCATTGGCCAAAGTAGTTAAAGGCTAAAGGCTAAAAGTAGTAAGCTAGTTGGATGATGTAGTAGTCTAATTGAATAATATAGAAATCTAGTTAGATAATCTAAGAAGTAAATTTATAGATAAATTGTTATAGTAGATGTATAGTATGGATAATGTTAGTAAAGGCTTAGAGTAGTAAAAATAATAGAAAGGATTTAGAAAACGGTAGGGGGGTAGGGAAAACCCTTACGCTAGGGGTAGCGCGCGTGCGTACGCGCGTGCGTACGCGTACGCGTATACGTGCGCGTACGC